CAATGAGTGTTTCATTCAGGTGAGTATTAGCAATCTTATGAAGAGAAAGCTTTGGCACATGAAATGATTCACCCTTCTTCACAGTAAAGATGCTACCATCAACAATGACTTTACCTTCACCCTGCACAATTGTCCAGTGTTCTGAGCGATGCTTATGATACTGAAGTGAGATTGCTTGATCAGGTAAAATCTCAAGACGCTTGACCTTGTATCCCTGATCAACATCAAGTACCTGCCACTCACCCCACGGGCGTTTTACTGATTCAACATAAGGCATTTTGCGTTCTGCTGCAATCTTTTCCATTATTTTATCAAAGTCTTTGTCTTTATATTCTCTACATCCTGGATCACACTCTTTGTATAATCCACATGGGCATCCACCACCGTGATCATATTTTGCCATTATATCCACCTCAATTTAGGTTCACCTTTATATTCATTATTGAAAACAAACCATGCGAAGGCAAGCATCCCACCACCTCCATTAAATCCGACACGATTACCGAATACATACACATATTCTAAAACATTCAAAGAGAAAAGTCTATCTCGTCTTTCTTTGCCTTCAAGAAAACTTAGCTTGTTGAACATAGCAACTTTCTTCTCAGCCAAGTTTAAAGCATGAAGGGTGAACTTGGTTCCGATCTTGAAAGGGGGATTGGTAATGATGTTGTCAGTTTTTCTATGACTATACATAAAATCAAAGTGTGCATCACCATATCCTCGGTCAATCAGATCCGTTGCGTATATATGATTGTATCCGTAACGCTGCAATCTCTTACAGATGGCACCATCACCACATGCTGGTTCCCAAATCTCACCAGAAAACTTTTCGCGGTCCAGAAGGGCATCAATAGCCCAATCTGGAGTCGCGTAGAAGTCATCTTTCTTCCGGTTAGGATTGCCTGAACCAGCAAGTCTTGTAAATTGTTCCAAACTCATGAGAAGAAATCTTCAAGTGAACTGACATGTTCTGTTTTCCAATTGATACTGTCGAGAATGATTTTGAGAGGTTCAAGAAATGATTTCTCAAATTGTAAATCATAGTCTACATACTTCTCTATATCAAGCTCTTTTGGCACAATCGTAGGAAACGAAATGACATTAGACTGAATTGTGTTTGGTTCTTTAAGATAAAGAAACTTGATCTTTTCACCTTCCATGATCATCGGATAATTCTTGTCTAGTTTCTTGCGCTTGATCAGATCATTATACATCAATGAACCACGAACGTGAATAGGTGTGCCTTTACCAAAGATAGATTTAGCATCAGCGAACTTACCAAGTCCATTCACACCACGAGGAAATGCAATATCAGATATTGACTGTCGTCTAAACTCTTGTCGATAAGTTTCAATCATATCAATCATATCATCTTCGGACTTGTTCAGTACAATATCAATAGCTTCCCACATGATCTTGCGGCAGTATGCTGGCGTTGAAGACTTGATCATCTCAAGACCCATCACCTTTACCTTAGGCTTTGCATACTCAACACCTTCGTTGTTATAGACATTCATGATGTAACGCTTCTTGGCTGTCCAGATACCTTTGTCAGCAAGAGCTTCACGCTTCATTTGCATCTTTTGTTCGTAGGCATTAACATACTCAGCAAGCTCAGAGTAAGCTTTGTCAATAAACGGTTGAATGCGATCTTCACATACCTTGTCCATGAACTTGATGATTTTCTTTGTGTCAGCAGTTGGGTTCTGCTCAACAATAGTCTTGCTGACCAATTTATCAAGTGACAGATAAATGCTATCCGTATCTGATGCAATAACATAATCTTCTTTCTCCGTCTTGAGTAGCTTGTTCATATACTCATTTAGCTTATTCTCAATCCAGCGAATAGACAACTGACCTGCTGTAGTAATAGCAGACGCTTGTCTCACATCAAAGAAACGAAAGAACTCATTACCTAAAGCACCATAAGCTGAGTTCAGAGAGACCTTCTTCGCAAGTTGTAGATTATTATACCTTGCAATGCGTTTCTCAATGTCATATCGTTTTGTGGAGTCGGTTTCTTTTTCAAGTTCTTTCTTAGCTTCGATAGCTTTCTTTTTATATGCGCTACGGTCATTGTACATTGTTTCCATAAGCTCAGGTAAAAAACCATGTCGTTCTTTTGTGAAAAACTGACCATTCGGAGTCAGTGTTACATTAGCAGTCTTAAGCACACTAGTTTCAATCTTCTGCTCAAGAAGATTATCAACGTTTACTGTGTTTCGAGTGATAAACTCTCTTAGTGTTCCATCATAATGCACCGGCTCAATGATGGTGTCAGGGCTAATGTTCCACTGCATAATGAGATGAGGGTACAGAGAATTGAGATCGAAGCTTGCGACCCACTTATGCATACCAATGAGAGGGTTTTTAACAAATGCACCTTCATACATACTGTCTTTCTGATGTGTGGTGTTCTGAGGAATAACGATCTTCTTCTTTCGAAGATGATTGAAGATGATGATATCCCACATGCGAACCTGAGTGAACGCATCTTCATAATTTGTTTTGGAGTCATATGCCAAGGTCAAAACAAGTTCAATCAGCTTCAACTTGTCATCAAGCTTATCGATGAGTTCAACGTCACGAATGTTATACTCAATGAATAGCTGAAAATTGTCACGATATAGTGAGTGAAGATTACCATACTCTTCATATGAAAGCTTACGTTCACCCAATTCTACATTAGCAATCGCATCAAGTTTATATGACTCTTGCGACTTACCATTAGGAGCATAACGCTGATACAGATCAATATAGTCAAGAGATGCTATACCCAAAATAGAGTATGTCTTAAATTGACGACCTGGACCAAAGTTAACTTGTCTCTCGTTGATAACACCCCAAGGAGAAAGTCTCTTTGCAGTTGCTTCACCACACAGTTTCGTAATACGGTTTACAAGATATGGAATATCGAAGAACTTGATATTCCAACCAGTGATGATATCGGGATAATTCTTGTTATTAGACCAAACATCTAGAAACTTATAGATCAGATCAAATTCATCTCTACACTTCACATATGTAACGTCTTCGCGGTTGTTGATGAAATCACCGCAACCGAAAACGTGAAAGCCAAGTTTTGTCTTGATGGTAATAGCAGTGATTGGTTCATTAGCAACATCAGGTTCTGGAAAGCCGTTCTCACTGCCCACCTCAATATCGATGTTTGCTACGTTTATATCTGCAATGTCCCAATCGATATGTTCATCAAAGTTATCAGCAATGAACGAATATTCATAACGCTGATTACCGAAGATTTTAAAACCTTCTACACCCTCATATTGCTTGATGAAATCACGACAGTCACGAATGTTACCTGGCTTGATTTCAGAAACAAATTCACCATGAATAGTGTGAAACCCTGTATGGGTTTTTGAAGACACATACAGGGTTGGGTTATAATCGATTTTCTTTGTTATACGAAATCCGTTTTCGATGCCACGATACAGGATACGTGAGCCGTATACCTGCACATTAGTATAGAATGAATTTGTCATTATGCTCCAGGAAGAATGAGTTTACTCGAAGGTGCAATGATGCCACCAAAAATAGAATTGTACTGATTAAGGAAATCAGATACAGGGTTCATTATACAGAGAACATGTACCCTGTCAATCGTGAAGTCTTTATCTTCAGAGAATTCTGCCCATGGTGCAATACCAACATTTGGTGTGTTTGGATCGACCTTAGATGTGCCAAGTACCACAATGCGGACAGGATTCTTCATCACCAAATTGTCTCTGTCAAAGTGAAGAACTTCTGCCAGAATTTCATCACGATTAGTTAGCTTAATAAGTTTTACATTGCCTGCCATTATTCAATTTCTCCTACGTAATCAAAAACACCAACTGTTGTCCACTTCTCTGGGGTATATGTCATTCTAGATCCACTTTCGGTCTTATAGACATACTTGTTGTCATAATCCATAATTTTAGCAAGCTTCTCCCACTTGCCGTCATACTCACGTTGCTTCCATTGTGTTTCGAGAATATTCATAGTATCTCCTTAATTGAACTTAGTTCCACTCATCTTTTCTTCGGTAGTCACATACACCATACGTTCTTCATCATTAGTATAGTATACTGGGTTCATACCTGCTTGTCTATAGTCATCGCCCCATTTCAGTGCTGTGTGAAAGTTGCTATCGGGACCCATAATCTCTGCGGCTTGTTTTAGAATTTCTTCGGAAATAGTCTTGTATGTCATAGTTCTATTCCTTCTAGAGAGTTACCAAACTCCGTCTTCAATTAGGCCTGCTCTGCCTTCATTGATAAGATTATTTATACAGTTATCGCAGATGTTACCTGTATCATAAAATGGTCCGCGCTTAAGAGCGTACCGTTGCATATCGTATCGTGAACCGTAATGAGCAAGAATGTAGTGTGTGCCACTATGCAGATAGAGAGTTGCAGCACAACCATTTGCTTGCTCTGTTTCATCAAGATATGGCATAGCTTTATACTCAGTATTGCATGTGTTACACTTCATAATCAGTCCCACAGATTCTGATAGTATTTACCGAAGAGAATAAATCCGTTCTGCTTGCGCTTATGATAAGCATCAAACTTTTCTTTGTTGAACTTGCCGCGTTCACGCTCACGCTTTTCAGACCAACATAATTCTTCTTTTTCAACCACAGTGCCATCAGCTTTCAAAACACTGTAAGTACGAGGTTCAATGACTTCATCAGGAGCGTAAGGATCATAGAAGTTCTTATCACCTTCGTCTTCATCAAGTTCCTGCTCAAAGCTCCAAATCATCTGATCAAGAACCCAAAGCCACTGTGACTGAAACTTTTCGTCTACTGCTTCTCGTTCTTCTTCAGTGGCATCTAGACTCTTGTCATAGCAACCACGATCAAAAACTGCATCTTCTCTTTCAGAGAAACGAAGATGTTCTGGCAAGTCTTCCTTATCTACAAAAGGACTGCCGTGCTTGGTATCTCTAAGCTGCTTAAGCATAGGGAGAGCGATATGTGCCAGCGTGTGATCCATTGACCAAGTGTCATAGTTATCAATGCGAACATTGATCTTACGCTTACGATTGCTGATAAGCTTGTTGATTGTTGCATCTAAAACAGTTTGATACCAACCCTCAAGCTTTTCAAGAAGCTTCTCAAAACGAGTCGTGCTTTCTTCCCATTCATACTTGTACTTTTTGTTCATG